AATAAAAGAAATGAAAACTTGCTTTGAAAAATGTACTGAGGCTTTAGAAAAAATAATTGAGTTAATGGATAAATTAGACAAAGAAGAAGGTAAAGAAAAAATAAGGGTAGATTTTCCAATGTCAAAACAACTTTATGATGATGTAGAACTATTAAAAGAATTGAGTTTCAATTTAAGATATAAAAAAATAAAAATTGTGGAGGAAGAATAATGGAAGTAGAAGTAAGAAAATATAAAGGAGTAATATTAGATTTGGAAGGGGTAACAGTGACTAAAAGTAGTTTTGATAAACCAAGAATAGCATATTATAGAGTAAAATTGTATGATGCAGAAAAAAAAGCAACTATTGATTTATTAAATGTTGATCCAAAAGAAATAAAAATAATTCAATAAGAAAGTAAGTAAATAAATTTACTTACAAAAAATAGAAACAACTCGAATAATTATGAAAGGAGATGTTAAAAATGGCTATAATTAAAGCAATATTTATATTTTTTATAGGTTTATATGCACTATCAAAAATGATTGATGGAATGAATAATAAATATTCAGATAATAAAGATAAAATTATAAATTTAATAGAAATAGTAGTCAGCATAGTATTAACTTTCTTTATATTCAAATTTTAGGAGGTGCAAAAGATGAAAATACAAGAAGTATTAGAAAACTATAATTCCCTTAAAGCAAGCATAACAATAACAGAAGGAGAAATACAAGAATTAAAGAATGAAGTGTTAGATTGCAGAAGTGCAAATTTAGATGGTATGCCAAAAGCACAAGGTTATACAACTTCAAGTATAGAAACATATATTGCAGAGAAAGAGGAGAAGATAAATAATAAACAAAGATACATAGATAAAACAAAAATAAAACTAGAAATAGTAGAAAGTTTAGTAAAAACATTAAAGAAATATAACCAGGATATTATTGATATGAGATATTATCAAATGATGAGTATTGAAGAAATTGCAGTAAAGAAAGACAGAGGCTATGGAGCAATACAAAAAACGATTGATAGATCAATAAGAATTATGCAAAAAGAATATAATAAAAATAAAATGTCTTAATTTTGTATATAAAATTTATATATTTTGTCTATATTTTTTCAAAAAATAATCTGTTATAATTATAATTGAGAAAATTGTAAATACCTTTTTGTTTCTCCTTTGTAATAAGGTCGCCGATATATATGTCGGTGACTATTTTTTTATATTGCGGAGATGGTGCAATGGAAGCACAAGGGGCTCATAACTCCTAGACGAGGTTCGAATCCTATGTCCGCAACCAAAAAATACAAAAGAGGTATGCCTATGAATTTGGGTAGATGTATGTTAAGAGAATGTAAGACTTGTAGATATGAATCAAGTTGCTTTAAGGAGTATGAAAATGAATATTCAAAAAATAGAAATAGCAAAACTAAAGCCAGCGGAGTACAATCCAAGAAAAGATCTAAAACCAGAGGACGAAGAATACCAAAAAATAAAGAAAAGCATTATTGAGTTTGGATATGTAGCACCTGTAATAGTTAATTCAGATATGACTGTTATTGGAGGACACCAAAGGCTAAAAGTGTTAAAGGAATTAGGGTACAACGAAGTAGAGTGTGTAGTTGTAGATTTAAATAAAAATAAAGAAAAAGCTTTAAATATAGCACTAAACAAAATCAGTGGTGATTGGGATAATAGCAAGTTGGAAGAATTACTTGCAGAGCTAAAAGAAACCGACATTGATTTAGATATAACAGGCTTTTCTTTTGATGAAGTTGATAATATTCTAAAGGATATAACAGGCTCAAAGGAAGATGACTTTGACATACAACAAGCCCTGGATGAAATAGATGAACCAACAACTAAAACAGGAGATATTTGGATACTTGGTAAACATAGATTAATGTGTGGAGATAGCACACAAAAAGAACAAGTTTTGCGTCTTATGAATAATCAAGAGGCAGATATGATTCTTACGGATCCACCTTATAATGTGGACTATGAAGGGAAAACTGCAGATGCCTTAAAGATTGAAAATGATAATATGAATGAAACAGAGTTCTATAATTTTTTACTTGATTCGTTTAGAAATATGTATGAATCAGTAAAATATGGAGGCTCTGTTTATGTTTTTCATGCTGACACGGAAGGCTTAAATTTTAGAAATGCATTTAAGTCTTGTGGATTTAAACTAGCTCAATGTTTAGTATGGGTAAAAAATACATTTGTTATGGGTAGGCAAGACTACCAATGGAGACATGAACCAATTTTATATGGATGGAAGGAAGGTGCAGGACATTATTTTGTAGATGATAGAAAACAAAGTACAGTATTAGAATTTGATAAACCTTCAAGAAATGCGGAACATCCAACAATGAAACCTGTTGATATATTAGTATATCTTATTAAAAACTCAAGTAAAGAGAATAACCTAATACTTGATTTATTTGGTGGAAGCGGTTCGACATTGATTGCTGCAGAACAAACAAAAAGAAATTGTTATACAATGGAACTTGATCCAAAGTATTGTGATGTAATAGTAAAAAGATGGGAAACACTAACAGGAGAAAAAGCAGAGTTGCAAAAGTAATGGAGGTGGGTGATATGATTTGACAGAAGTGAATGTAAAAGAATTTAAAAAAGATTACTTAAATGGGCTAAAATATAAAGAGCTTATGGACAAATATAATATTACTCAACCAGAGTTACAAAAACTGATAAGGCATAATAAACTAACTAGAACTAAAAGCCAAGCACAAATAGGAAATAAAAATTCAGTAGGAAACAATGGCGGTGCGAAAGAAAATAATAAAAATGCTGTAACAACAGGAGAATATGAAACAATATTCAAGGATGTATTAACAGAGGAAGAGTTAAAAGTTTATAATATTGTAGATTTTCAAGACAATAGAATGTTGCTGTTGGATGAATATAGAATATTAACTGTTCGTGAAAAAAGAATGATGGCAAGAATAAATAAATTGCAAAATAAGGATAAGGACTTAACAATAGGAAGCATAAGAAAAAGAGAAACTAGAAGAAAAGCATCAGTAGAAACCGAAACTGTAACCGAAGCAGAATCTACTATAAGTCTTATTCAAAAAATAGAAGAAGGATTAACAAGAGTGCAAGATGCTAAAAGAAAATGTTTAGAAACATTACAAAAACTTGATAATGAAAATGACAATACATTAAATTTAAATGTTTCTGCAGTTAATCCAATATTAGAGAGTATAAATAGACAATTAGGTGGTGGTTTAAATGGAAGAAAATGAGGCATTTCCACTATCTGAAAAATATATAGATTTCTTAAATCACAAAGCAAGTACAGAATTTTTGGAAGGAACAACATTTGCAGGAAAAACAACAGTTGGTATTCCAAAGTTCATGTTTAGAGTTGCAGATGATGATAGTTCAAAACCAAGCATTATTGCTGGCCTTGATTTAGGAACAATAGAAAAGAATATTATTAATGCAGACAATGGATTGATAGCAGTATTTGGAGAATATGAAAACGGTGGAGCAATAGAATACAATCCAAAAGGTGCTAAAAAAATCACATTGCCACATATTATTTATCATACACCAAAAGGAAATAAAATTATTTATGTTCTAGGATATGATAATAAAGCAAGATGGAAAAAAGCACTTGGTGGACAAGTTTTTGGGTTATTTATAGATGAGTTTAATATAGCAGATATGGAATTTGTTAGAGAAGCATTTATGAGAGCGGATTATAGACTATGTACTATGAACCCTGATGATCCAAACAAAGAATGTTATTCACAATTTGTTAATCATGCTAGACCAACAGAAAAATATAAAAATGATGCACCAATAGAACTTCTTGAAATGTTAAATCAAGAGCAAATTGATGATTGGACTTGGTGGTATTTTACATTTGACCACAATAAGAGCTTGACACCAGAGAAGAAAAAGAAAATTATAGAATCTGTGCCAGTAGGTACAAAACTATGGAAAAATAAAATAAAAGGTTTACGAGGCAAGTCAACAGGACTTGTTTTTATTAATTTTGATAGAAGAAAACATTGTATAACAAAAAATGAAGCAAAGAGTTATTTAAGACAAGTAAGCTCTGAAACAGTACAATTGAATATAAAATATAAAACCAATAAAGAAGTAAATGAACATTTTATACAATTTACTGCAGCATTAGATACATCTTATAGTTCGTTAAGTCCTGATACTATTGCGATGTCTTTTGCGGGAATAACAAACAAAGGTAAATATATATTGCTAGATGAAAAAGTTTATAACAATGCTGATTTAGAAGAGCCACTTGCACCAAGTGATACTGTTAAAAATTTTATCGATTTCTTGGAGAGAAACAGAAAAGAGTGGGGACTGGCAAAAAATACATTTATTGATAGTGCAGACCAAGCAACAATAAAAGAATTTGCAAAATATAAAAGGAAAACAGGTTGTATATACATATTCAATAATGCTTGGAAAGCTAAAATGGAAATAATAGATAGAATAAATACACAGCTTGGATGGTTTAAAGATAATTGCTATTTTATTGTTGATACTTGTAATAATTATTGTAACGAGTTAGATGTGTATTCATGGAAGGAAGATAAAGACAATGAACCTGAAGATGGAAACGATCACATGGTTAATAGTTGTCAATATAGTTGGATTCCTTATGTTGATAAGATAGGAGTTAGAAAATGAAATTTGGAGAAAGAGTGAAAAATATGATTAAGTCATGGTTAGATATTAGACCAGCACAAGGTCAAACATTTATAGTTAATGAAAATATGGATTTTCAAGCTAATTGTATAAGAAATAAAATATGGTATAGAGGAGACAGTAGAGAATTATCTGAATTTTATGGCCAATTAAATTATGCTGATGATACATTTTGGGGAGCTACACAAACTGCAGATATAAGGATGAAAAAGTCACATTCAGGTTTGCCAAAGCTAATGATTAAAACACTAATAAATACAGTTATGACAGACTATGGCGGTGATGATGTAGAAGATGAATATTGGAAAGAAGTTAATGAAGAAAACAAATTTGATACTAAAATGTTAAAAAGTCTACTTGGAGATGCTTTATACATTGGAGATGGAGCAATAAAAATAAATTATGATCCTGATATTTCAGATAAAGCAATACTTGAATGGGTAGATGGTTCAAAAATAGATTTTGTATATAAAAGAGGTCGCTTAATAGAAATTGTTTTTAAATCATTTCATGAAGAAGGTAATTATACATATCTATTAGAAGAACATTATGGTTATGGATATATAAAATATGTATTATTACAAGGTGACAAAGAAGTAGAACTAAATACTGTTAAAGAATTGTCAAAACTAGAAAATCTTTCTTTTGACAAAAGTGTTATGTGGGCAGTTCCAATAATGTTTAATGAATCAGCAAAATATAAAGGTAGAGGAGAGTCTATTTTCGATGGAAAATATGACTCTTTTGATAGTTTAGATGAAATAATTTCTCAATGGTTAGAAGCGGTTAGAGCAGGAAGGGCAATAAAATATATTCCTGAAAGTTTAATTCCAAGAGATGAAGAAACAGGGGAACTTTTAATAAATAGTAATCCATTTGATAATAAATTCGTTTCTCCTGAAGGAAATATGAGTGAAAATGGGCAAGATACAATAGAAATAAAACAAGCTGAAATTCCAACAGAGAATTACTTACAGTCTTATATAACATTTTTAGATTTATGTTTACAAGGAATTGTTAGTCCTAGCACACTTGGAATTGATAATAAGAAGTTAGATAATGCAGAGGCACAAAGAGAAAAAGAAAAAACTACTTTATATACTAGAGGTTTAATAATAGATACTTTGGCAGATTTCATCCCAAGAGTAATTAACACAGTTCTAAAATCAAAGGCACAAATTGATAAGAAACCTATTCCTGAAGATAAAGAAATTACATTAAAATTTGGAGAATATGCAAATCCATCATTTGAAGCACAAGTTGAAACTGTAACAAAAGGAAAACAAGGCGGAATAATGTCTATTGAGGCAAGTGTCGAAGAATTATACAAAGATGACAAAGATGAAGAGTGGAAGCAACAAGAAGTAGCTAGATTAAAAGCTGAACAAGGAATTATAGACATTGAAGAACCAGCAGTAAATTATGATATGGAAATGAATGAAGATGCTACCGACACAAATGTCGATACCAATAAAGTAGAAAATCAAGAAAAAGAACCAAATGCAAAAATAGATGGTCAAGATAAAAATAAAAAAGACCAGGAGAATATAAATGAATAATGAATACAGTATCAGCAGGGCATTTCAAAGAATAGAAGAGACATTGATAAAGTCAATGAAAAGAAATCTTACGAGACATTTGAATGAAGAGAAAGATTTAGATATGAATTGGAGTGCCTGGCAAGCTGAACAGTTAAAAGGATTAGAAAAGTTTAAACAGGAAAATAAAAAAATGTTTAAAAATGATTTTTCTACTATAAATACTGATATAGAAGAACTAATAAAAAAGAGCTATGACAATGGAAAGCTGGAACAGGAAAAAGTAATATTAGAAGCTATACAAAATGGTACATTTAGTAGCAATAATAAAAAAATAAGTAAATTATGGCATATTTATAATACAAGCAAAAATAAAAGAATCAAAAAGAAACAGTTAACTAGAATATATGATATTACAAATCAAACAGAGTCAGGTTTTTTTAGAATAAATGAAAGAAAGTTAAAAGCACTTATAAAAGAAACAACAGAAAACTTTGACAAAGCTGAATTATCAATATTAAGATTTACTAATGATCAATATAGGCAAATAATATATGATGCCCAGGTATATGCAAATACAGGTTCAGGAACAATACAACAAGCAGTTGATATGGCTACAAAAGATTTTCTTGCAAAAGGAATAAATAATATTGAATATGCAAATGGAGCTATGGTAAATATAGCATCTTATGCACAAATGGCTATTAGAACAGCAAATAAAAGGGCATATTTACAAGGCGAGGGAGAAAAAAGAGCTGAATGGGGAGTTCATACAGTTTTAGTTCCAAATCGTGGTGGAGGTTGTCCATATTGTATTAAATTCCAAGGTAAAGTTTTTATTGACGATGTATGGAGCGGTGGAACGGCAGCGGAAAGCAAAGAAACTGGTTATCCATTGTTAAGTACAGCTGTAAAAGCTAAATTATTTCATCCTAATTGCAAGGATACAACTGTTACATATTTTCCAGGGATAAACACAAAACCGATTCCTCCAACAAGAGAAGAATTGGAAATTAAAAAAGAAAACTATATGAATGAACAGAAATTAAATTATATTGATAGAAATATAAATAAATATTCAAGACTTGAATTAGGAAGTCTTGACAATGAAAATATTGAAAAATATCATAATAAAAGGTTACAATGGCAAGAATATAAGGAAAAATTTATACAAGATCATAAAACAACATTTAGTGATATTATAAAACTTGAAAAAGAAAGATTTAAGAATGAAATAAATAATAGGATTAGCAATAATATAGTAAATGAAACTAAAATTACAGAGGTATCAGATCATTTAATTGATAGAATTAAAGAAAGAAAACTTAATATAGATGATATTGAGCATACATTGAAAAATCCTTTAAAATATGGTAAAATTAAGTATGATAAGTACGATAGACCAAGTTTTAGTGTGGTTGGAGAAAAATGTACTGTATATGTAAACCCTGACAATGGAATAATAACAACAATACATAAAACTCACACTAAAACAGTAGAAAAATTGAAAGGAAATAACAAAGATGAAAATTGATATAAAAGATCTAGAAAAATTGAAAAAACTTGATGATCCTGAAATAAATAAGTTAATAAATGAATTAGATGTTGAAAATATTGAAGAAAATAAAGCAATAGAATTTATGGAATTGCTTTATGAAAAGTCAAATGAATATTTAAGTAATCCTGGATACAATGAAACGGAAGAAAGTTCATTGCTTGAAAGAATTGCTGATAATATATATGAACAAACTAAATAATTATAAAAGTGTTGAAAAGAGCCTAAAAGGGCTCTTTTTTAGTGCTTAAATTAGAAAGGAGGGATTTTTTTGATGGGAAGCAAGGAATTTATTGTAAAGTGTAAAGAATTAGTAAAGCAATACGCAATAGAACATTTGGATAAAAGCGAAGAAACTCCAAATTTTGATGTATATGTTGTGTGGGGAGTTAAGGCATTACAAAATCACAAAGCATTATTAAGTACATCGTTAAAAGATGGAATGTATTATGAATTAACATATAACGGAGATAAAAAAGAATTATATTTTGATGCTTATAAGAAGTTTGAAAATAAATGTATTAAATTAGAGGAGGAAAAGTAAAAATGGGAAGAAAAAAATCAGAAGAAATAAAGGAAAATGTTGTAGATGAAGCAACAGAAAAAGAAGCAGTTACTAGTACAGGAGAAACATTAGAAGAAATGAAAGGTGAAAGTATAGAAACACCTGCAGAAGAAAATAACATTGAAGCAACAGAAAAGGTACTTGAAGAAAAAGAATTGAAGGCTAATACAAATTTCAAAGATAAATATACAAATGAATTGTATGAAAAAGATACTATATTCGTAATATCTGAAACAACAGAAACAAAAAAAATAGAAAATAAAAAATATGAAATATCAAAAGCTAGAGCAAAAGAATTAAAAGCTAAAGGCTATGTAGATATTAATTAAGAGTCTAAAAAGGCTCTTTTTTTATGTGACCAAACACTGATGTCCTAAAAAGCTTGTGTATATAGTCATTTCAAGACTTTAAAAAGTTATAGGAGGTAGTGAAACATGGAAGGAAATGAAGCAAACAACAATAATGCAAATTCTAACCAAAATGCCCAAAACACTACAGGGCAAAACAACAATGCAAATCAACCAAATAATAATTCTAATGGAATTGATTATAACAAAATCCAAGAAATTATTGAAGGAAGAAACGCAAAAACAGAAGATAGTGTATTAAAAGCCTATTTTCAAAAGCAAGGATTAAGTCCTGAAGAGATGGAAAGTGCAATAAATGCTTTCAAAACTCAAAAGGCTAATCAAGCGAATGCTCAAAACAAAGAGCTAACTGATACACAAGCATCATTACAAAAAGTTCAATTAGAAAATCAAAGATTAAAAATAGAGAAGAAAGCCTACGATTTTGTGGACGATTTAAATGTTGACAACAAAACAATGCCTTATCTTTTAAAAATGGCTGATTTTAATAATTGCATTGGTAAAGATGGAAATGTATTAGAAGATACTTTAAAAGCAGCACTACAAAAGGTCGTTGATGATGTTCCAGGACTAAAAAAACAAGTGCAAGGAGTCGTTGGAATAACAGTTGGTGCTGACACTAATAATGGTACAAATTCAAATAATGGAGTATTTGATTTTGGATTTACTGGTGTAAGACCTAGAAAAAAATAAAAAAAATTGGAGGTAATTATTATGGCATTTGAAAAAACAGGATTAAATTATGCTAAAGAATATTCACAAGCTTTAGCTCAAGCATATCCATACACTTTATTTTTTGGTGCATTATGGAGTGCAGTAAAACCAGATGTTAAATTTTTAAGAAACGATACAGTAATTCTACCATCATTATCTGTTAAAGGTAGAAAAAATGGAGATAGGGATTCAATAGGTACTTTTGGAAGAAACTTCAATAATGATGAAGAACCAAAGAAACTAAAAACTCATAGAACATGGGATACACTTATCCATCCAAGAGATATTGATGAAACAAACCATGTTGCAACAATACAAAACATAACTAAAACTATGAATGAAGAGGAAAAATTCCCTGAAATGGATGCTGAAATGATCACAGCATTATATAAATTAAAAAATGAAATAGAAACTATTACTGAAGGCGATGTTCTTACATTAGCAAATGTATTAACAAAGTTCGATGCAATGATGGATAAAATGGATGAAAAAAGAGTTCCTGCAGCAGGAAGATTATTATATGCTGATACATATACAAAAACATTAATAGATACAGCAAAAGAAGCTGCTAGAAATCTATCAGCACAAGATACAACTGTTGCTAGATCATTAGACAGAATAGGAGAAGTTGAAGTAATTGGTGTTCCAACTACTGCAATGAAATCTGCATATAACTTTACAGATGATGGATTTGAAGTTGCTACAGATAAATATGAGTTAACTGCTGATACAGAAGTAGTAAGTGGAAAAACATACTACACAAAATCAGGAACTTCATATACAGCTGTTGAAAGCCCTGCAAAATCAGGATTAAATACTTATTATGAAAAAGTACAAGAAGCTGCAAAAGATGTAAAAATGATATTAGTTCATCCATCTGCAGTTATACCAGTAATTGCTTATGACTTTGCACAATTAGGTGCTCCAAGTTCATTATCACAAGGTAAATGGACATATTTTGAAGAGTCATTTGAAGATGTATTCATCTTTAATAAAAAACATGATGCTATTCAATTCTATGTAGAAAGAAAAGCATAGGAGTTGATATTATATGAGTATATATGCAGATATAACTTATTATCAAAGCATATACAAGGGACAAACAATCCCTAATGATGAAATTGAACAAAAATTAAAAGAGGCAAGCGGACATATTGATACTTTGACATATAATCGCATAGTTGGAAAAGGTTTTGAAAAATTGACAAAATTCCAACAGGATATTATAAAAGAAGTTGTATGTAAGCTTGCTGATTTTGAATATGAAAATGCTGATTTATTAAAGTCACCACTTAATAGTTACTCAATAAATGGAGTATCAGCAAGTTTTAATGCAAGTTGGAATGTTCAAATTCAAAATGGTATTGCTATACCGAAAGATAATTATTGCTTATTACAGCAAACAGGATTAACTTGTAGAAATGTGAGGTATTAGATGATATATCCAAGTTTAGTAAGAAAAAAAGATTGTAAAACAGACATTCATGTAATTTTATATGGAGAAAATACAACAGAAAATGGAGCTCCTGAAATTGTACTAGATAAAAATCTAAAATGTAATTATCAAGATAGTGCAAAAAGAGTTTTAACTACTGAAAAAGTAATAATTCAAATAAATGGTGTAGCTCTTTTTTACGAGGATTTTGCACCTGATATACCTGTTATATCTAGTGGAAAAGTTACTATATTTGGAGAAACACGAGAAATATACCAGGGGACAAAAGCAAGAAATCCTGATGGTACAGTCAATTATATTAAATTGGAGATACAGTAACAATGAAAGTAGTTTCTTCAAAAATAAAATTAAATGTACCTAAAATAAATCAATTAAGTAAAGCATCTATAACTTCTTTAGAAAAGACAGTAAATGCCTTACATACAGAAGTAGTAAATGCACAAGTAATGCCTTTTGATACTGGAAATATGCAGAATGATAATACTTATGAAGATTATTCTAATAGCAGTAAAGGAAAAGTTAGTTTAGTTACATCAACACCTTATGCTAGAAGAGTATATTTTCATCCTGAATATAATTTCCAAACAAAAGAAAATCCAAATGCACAAGGAAATTGGCTAGAACCATGGATTAGTGGAAAAAATAAAGACTTTTGTAAAAAAGCTTTTGCTCAATTTTATAAAAAGGAGGCTGGCTTAAAATGAGTAATATATTAGGGCTAGCAGATATAAGGGATTGGCTAAAAACTCTTAAAATAACTGCTGATGATAATTACTATATAGGAAAATTGAATAGTAAAAAAGATGAATCTATTGGAGTATATCAATTAAAAACTAGCAATGAAGCTAATGTCGCAATAGGCGGAGTTGATAATACAAAAATTCTAGAAAAGTCAGTTAGTATTTTAATTCATTGGAATGCTAATGCAAAAGAAACAGAACAGAAATCATTAGAAGTTTATAATAAGTTTTTAGAATCAAGAAACTTTGTTATAAACAATATAAAAGTGAATTATATAAGATTGCTTGTACCTGAACCAGTAGATGTTGGAACGGATAGTAAAAACATCTATGAAAGGGTTATACAAGCAATTTTTTATTATGAAAAAAAGGAGGTATAACCAATGGCAAATGTAACAAGTGGAGTATATCCAGTATTTGATAATGTATTTAAGATTGGCATAAAAGGTGTAGATTCAGAGGAAGCAGATATGAAAACAATCGCAGATTGCGAAACATTTTCTTTGTCAATGGACAACAATGTTGAAGAATGGACACCTATGACAACCGAAGGTTGGATAAGAAGAATGCAAACAGGAAAAGGATTCTCTATAAGCATTTCAGGAAAAAGAAATGTTGGAGATGATGGAAACGATTATGTCGCTTCAAAATTGTTTGCAACAGGAAAAGCTGTTGAATCAAAATTTGAATGGGTATTTGCAGATGGTACAACTGTTAAATTCGATTGCTTAATTTCTGTAAGCAATGCAGGAACAGGCGACAGTACAAATGTAGCACCTTTAGAATTTGAGGTTATGTCAAATGGAAAACCAACTGTAACACCAGCAGCCTAAAATATTGCCTCAGTATTTATATACTGGGGCTTATTTTTTTTATTTAATTTTAGAAAAAATGGAGGAATTTAAGATGGCACAAATTGATATTAGTTCAAAATTAGGATTAGAAAAGTCAACAATAAAATTAGGAGATGGAAAAATCTACGAAGTAGATACAAGTGCAGATAATTATTTATTAGTTCAAGAAAAGATAAAAAATCAAGAATTTTCTATTGCAACAATGTACGAGATGATTGAAATGCTAATGGGAGAAGAAGCTTTAAAAGAAATAAAAAGTATGAAACTTACAATAAAAGGTTTAAAAGCAGTAGTAACAGCATTATCAGCAATTGTGAGTGAAGAAAGTTATGAGGAAATGGAGAAACGATTTCAATAATCCATCTACATACGATCCAGGATATGACTTGTTTGAAGATTGGGACTTAATTGCATCAAGTTTAAAAACACAATACGGTTACAGTGTAAGAAAAGAAATTAAAAATTTGTGTTGGGGGGAATTGAGTAGTGATATTGCAGGACTTAATGGAGATACACCTCTTGGAAATATAGTAAGAATTAGAAAAGAAAAAGATCCAGAGGTAATAAAGAAATTCACAGCCGAAGAAATGAAAATAAGAAACGAATGGCTAAATAAGTCCGCTTCACAAATAAGTACCGAGAATTATAAACAAGCAATGGAAGATATAAAAAATATGTTTAAAAATATGGCAAAGAAGTGAGGTGAGATGTTTTGAGTACAAATGTAGGAGAAATTGATTTAAGTTTAATTTTAAATAGTGATAAATTTAATTCACAATTAAAAAATGTTGACTCACAAGCTGATAAAGCATCAACTAAAATCTCATCAACATTGTCTAAAATAGGGAAAGCTGTTGCAGTAGCTTTTTCAGTTACCGCAATAGTAAAGTTTGGTAAAGAATGCTTAAATGTGGCAACTGAAACTTCAAATGCTTGGATAGGACTAAATTCTATATTAACAGGGCAAGGAAAAAGTTTTTCCCAGGCAAAAAAGTTTATAAATGATTATATTGCAGATGGTCTAGTACCATTAAATAATGCAGTAGGTGCATATAAAAATTTAGCATTAAGAGGATATAGTTCTGATCAAATACAGAAAACCATGAATGCATTGAAAAATAGTGCAACTTTTGCTAGACAAAGTACATATAGTTTAGGCGATGCAGTACAGACAGCAACAGAAGGTTTGAAAAACGAAAATTCAGTTGTTGTAGATAATGCAGGTGTAACCAAAAATGTTGCAAAGATGTGGGAAGATTATGCAAAGAAAATAGGAAAAACTACGAATAATTTAACACAAGCAGAAAAAATCCAAGCAGAAGTAAATGGAATATTGGAAGAAACAAAATTCCAAAGTAATGATGCAGCACTTTATGCAAATACTTATTCAGGTAAGATTGCACAATTAAATTCAGCTTTTACAAATATGAAAACAGCAATAGGAAATGCAATACAACCGTTAGCAAAACTGTTTGTGCCAATAATTACTACAGCAGTTAATGTAGTAACAAAGTTGTTTACAGCACTTTCAGGCTTATTATCATTATTTGGATTAAAAGCAGATAGTGTAGAAACTGTATCAAATGGAATTGGTGATTTGTCATCACAAGCAGGTAAAGCATCTGATGCTATTGATGGAGTTGGAGATAGTGCAAAGAAGGCAGGAGATAAAGCAAAAAAGGCTTCTAATAATTTGGCAGCATTTGATAATTTAAATGTATTGCCAAAAGACACAGACAGTTCAAGTGGTTCTGATAGTTCAAGTGGTGGTCCTTCAGGATTAACGGACTCATTAGATGTGTCAAGCACAATAAAAGAAGATACATCAGCATTTGATGGCTTAATGGGAAGAGTAAAAGAATTAGCAAGTATTTTTAAAGAAGGATTTGATATTAGTTTTGGAGACACAAATTTTGATGGAATATTAGATCATTTATTAAATATAAAAGATGCCATTGTTGATATTTGGACAGATCCTGATGTGCTAAATTCAGCACAACAATGGGTTGATACTTGTTTATATTCTTTAGGACAAATGATAGGTGCAATAGCAAGAATAGGAACAAATATTGCAGAATTTTTTGTTGGAAGTATAGACATATATTTAGAACAATATGTGGATAGAATAAAAACACATATATGCAATATGTTCGATATTTCAAGTGAAGATATGGCACTAACAGGAAATCTTTGGCAAGCATTAGGAGAAATATCTGATATATTTAAAGGAGACCAAGCAAAACAAATTGGAGCAAATATTATTGCAATGTTTGCAAATCCATTTATGAGTATTACTGAAATATGTTCTAAATTTGCAAAAGATGTAAAAGCGATACTATTTCAACCAATTATAGATAATGCTGATAAATTAAAGGAAACATTTAATAATTTATTAACTCCAATTCAAACAGTAACAGGAACTTTAGCAGAAGCATTTACCTATGTTGGAGATAAATGGAATGAAGTTTATGATCAACATATACATCCTTTAATGGAAAGCATTAAAACAGGTTTAAGTGATACTTTTGGAAAATTTTTAGAAGTATATAACACCTATGTAGTCCCATTTTTACAAAATCTTGCAAATAACTTTAATGATTTATGGAACACCCATTTAAAACCTTTTGTAGACAATGTAGCAGGACTAATAGGAAGTATTGCTGATGCAATAAAGGTATTATGGGAAAATTGGATTAAACCTCTTGTGGATTGGATTATTCAAAATATTATTCCTGTTTTAGTTCCTATCTTTGAAAGTATATGGAATACAATTTCAAGTGTATTTGGAGCTATTGCTGATACAATAGGAGGAATAATACAAACATTTAAAGGACTAATAGATTTTATAGTAGGAATTTTTACAGGGGATTGGAACAAAGCTTGGGAAGGAATAAAAACCTTCTTTACTGGAATATGGAATGCAATTAAAGGTGTTGTTTCAATAGTGTGGAATGCAATAAAAGGAATTATAGAAACAGCTGTAAATGTTATAAAAGGAATTATTACGACTGTATTTAATGCTATAAAAAGTATAATTTCTAATATTTTTAATGCTGTAAAAAATACTGTAACCAATATTTGGAATGGTATAAAAAACAATATTATAAATTCAGTAAATAACATAAAAAACGGAATAATAAATGCTTTTCAAACAGCATACAACAAGATAACTTCCATATTTAGAAATATTGGAAGCTTTTTTAGTGGAGTATGGAATGGAATTAAAAATACATTTAGTGCACTAGGAACCAAAATAGGTGATGCAATTAGTGGAGCAGTAAAAGCAGGTATTAATGGTCTTTTAGGAATGATAGAAAGAACTGTCAATGGATTTATAAATATGATAAATGGAGCAATAGGAGTAATCAATGCAATCCCAGGTGTAAATATTTCCAAATTAAATACTTTGAATGTTCCAAGACTTGCAGAAGGTGGATATGTAAAAGCAAATACACCTCAACTTGCAATGATTGGTGATAACAAGTATCAAGGGGAGGTTGTTGCACCTGAAGATAAAATGCTAGATATGATTTTAACAGCATTAAAAATGTTTAAAGACCAAGATAGCAGTAATCAAAATAAAGATAATGGAAAAGAAATAATATTGAACTTTAACGGATCTTTAGCACAATTGATTAGAGTTCTTAAACCTGAACTTGATAGAGAAAATATAAGAAAAGGTGATAAATTGATAATAGGAGGTGCAAATTAGTGAAAGAAAAATATGATTTTATAGTTATAGATGGAATAACATTTAATATTGGTGTTTTTGCAGATATAAAAGAAGCAGCAGACTTTTTAGATAAATATGCAAATAGAACAGAAGATGGAGACTTAAAAAGAGAACTAATAGGTGTATATTTCAATTTTTCTGATATTAAATTTGAACCTCAAACTGATGATAATTACGAAGAATATGAAAGACTATGGAATAAATTATCAGAACCAGAGGAGTTTCATCAGATTAAAATCGCAAATTTTGAATTTAAAGCCTACTTTAGTAATGTATCAAGAGTTATATATGGTTATGAAAATAATAGAGCATATAGAAAAGATATGACAGTTAATTTTACGGCTAAAAAGCCAGCAAGGAGTTGATAGTTTATGAAAACAAAAGCTCAAATTGTATTTGGATTTATTGATGTTACAGCAAAAAAAGATAGTCAATTAACTGTCAATGATAAACAGGATTTTGTAGATTTAAACGATTTAAAACAGAATGATATAGAAGAGAAAAAATATGGAACTTGTGAAAAAAATCAATTTGCTTTAGATGGAACTTTTGAATTGATGCCTGATGTTTTAGATAATATGTGTTTATGGTCTAGTAATATGAGCGATAGCAAAGGGCTTTTTAAAAAGCCACCAATATTAGAGATAAATTTTACAAAACCACATAGTAGTTTAGGACTAACCTTTTTATTTAGCAAAGCAGGAGATTATTGTAATCATGTAAATTTAACATATTATGATAAAGATGACCAGTTAATAAATGAAGCAGATTTTTATCCTGATAATTACAAATATGTATGTAACAATGTTGTCGAAAATTATCAAAAAATAGTAATAATATTTTATGGCACAAACAATCCTTACAGATATTTAAAACTATATCAAATACAATATGGTGCAGATAAAAAATTTGAAGGCGATAATTTAATGAGTGCAAATATACTTGAAGAAATGGATCTATTAAGTTCAGAGGTAAGTATAAACACTTTGGAATTTACAGTTTATTCTGCAGATGATGAGTTTAATATCATAAATCCTACTGGCTTTTATAGCTTACTTCAAGAAAGACAAGCCTTTAAAGTAAAAGAATTATTGCTAAAACAAAATAAAGAAATAGATATGGGAACATTTTATCTTGATACATGGAAAAATAAAGATCATAAAATAATGCAATTCAAGGCAATAGATTTAATTGGAATTATTGATAAAACAGACTTTTATGGTGGTATGTATGTTAATGCTAATTTTGAAGATATAATTAAAGAAATAATGATTTCTGCAAAGGTTGAAACTGAAAATTACGAAATACAAGAGAATTTAAAAAAAGTAAAAATGACTGGGTATATTCCAGTATGTAGTCATAGAAAAGCTTTACAACAACTTGTATTTGCAATAGGAGCAGTAATTGATTGTAGTAGAAGTGATAAAATAAAAATATATACTTTAATAAATAGAGAAGATAATAATACCATAGAACAAACCAATATATTTCAAGGGACAAAAACGGTTGAACAAAATGACATTGTTACACAGGTTGCTATGACAGCACACAATTATATTAAAGGTACTGAACAAGAAGAAGTTTACAAGGGAACATTAAGTGCTGGAGATAATAGAGTTTTATTTGATAAACCAGTTAGTAATATATCATGCACTGGTGGAACAATAAAAGAATACAATTGTAATTATGCTATTATAACTTGTACAGATGAAAAGGAAGTTGTAGTAAATGGTTATAAATATGAAGATAATACACAATCAATAACTGTTCAGTCAGATGATATAAATGTATCTAATAAATCAAATACATTAAAAATAGAATCGGCTTATTTCATAAATAAAGATAATGCACAGACTATTGCTAAAAAAGTATTAGATTATTATAAAAATACATATACAACAGGTTTTGAATTTATTTTACAAGAGGAAAAATTAACTGAAGATGTTGCAATAGAAAGTGATGACTTCAGCAGACAGTTAGTTGGTCATATAAAAAAGCTTGATATTAACTTAACAGGTGGATTTATAGCAAATGGAGAAATAAATGCGAGAGTAAGATTATTAACCGTACAAAAAGAGGTAAATTTAAGTGTTGATATAGGTTCAATGTTAATAAGAAATAGTTATATTCAATTAGTAAGCAAAGGAGATGAAAGCAATGGATGATTTAATATATGATAGAGTATTAAATGATGTAGAAAATGCTCTTAATAATCCTGGTGATAATTCAAACTTAAAAGGAAGTTATAATTATACCGATTTAAATAGAGTGGAAAAATGGTGTGAATATCTAAAAGATATTTTATCAAAATATGGATTTGCTGAAACTTTAATAATAAAAACTAATTGGAATATGAAAGACTATCCTACAAGGACACAAATTGACAGAATAAGACATAATATTGATAAATTAAAGGAGTTTTGCTATGGAATTATCACAGAAACAATAATTTATAATAATACTATGAATTATGAACAAGCAAATGTACTTGAAAAAATACTGTATGATATAGATCAGTATTTTAAAAATATGAATACTGTGTTAGATTTACCATATAATTTTGGGACAACTTTAATTCGTAGAAATTATGTGGAATTACCTATAAATACAGATACAATGACGGTGAAACATGAAATCCCTACAAATTATAATGTGGGGATTTTATTTGTGAATAGAAAATATATAAAATTATTAGTAGAGGAGGAGTAATAAATGGCTTATAGTACAACTTATATAACAACACAAGGAGCAATTTTAGCAGCCAAAACATTGCAATCAAAAACAATATCATTTTCAAAGTTTGCAATAGGCAGTGGGGAAATTGCTGATCCAAGTGTAGAAAACATAAAAGCTTTAACAGGATTAGTAAGTTCAAAACTTAATTTTGACATAACAAAAATTAAGAGAGAAACAGATACACAAGTAACTGTTAGAGGATTATTCAAAAATACTGATGCCGAAGAAAGTTTTTATTTAAGAGAATTAGGATTATTTGCTATTGATCCTGATACACAACAAGAAATATTATTTGCATATATAAATTATGGAACAGAAGCAGAATATATAAATAATTCTATAACAGAAAAGAAAGAACATTATTACGATATGATAATTACTGTTGATAATGCAAATAATGTAACAATTACTGTTGATCCAAGTACAGTATATGTTAATGAACAAGAATTAAATGAAAAGGCAGAAGAATTAACAGGAGATTATACAGAAAAAATAAATTCTTTGAAACAAATAGTAGTTGCTTCAAATGCAGGAGCTCATAATGCTATTTACAGAGGAAAAGATATTACGGATTTATTTTATGATGGGACATTAAGCAAACAAATTGCAGCAGGAACATTTGATGATATATTCGTTGGAGATTATATCATAGGAAAAACAAGTAAAAGAAAATATTTAGTTGCAGATATTAACTATAGATTACACATGGGAGATACTGAATGTACCAAACCACATATACTTATGATACCTGAAAAAATAATGGGAACTGCAATGATGAATGATACACATGTTACAACAGGAGCTTATGTTGGAAGTAAAATGTACACAACAAATTTAACACCATTTAAAACAATAATAAAAAATGATTTTGGAGCAGGACATATATTAAAACATAGAAATCATTTGCAAAATGCGGTTACTAACAATTATGAATCTGGAGGAACTTGGTATGATTCTGAAATAGAGTTAATGAATGAGTGTATGGTATATGGAAGTAATATTTGGCATAATATTTTATGTGGTACAAATTTCCCAAACAATTATGAAATAGATAATTCTCAATTATCATTATTCAGATTAAGACATGATTTAATTGTTGCTAGAAACGATGCTGGAGATAGATGGTGGTACTGGTTAAGAAATGTCGTTTCTTCTTCGAATTTTGCTGATGTCGGCAACTTTGGCCATGCTGGCAATGGCGGTGCAGCGGCCTCTGACGGGGTTCGTCCTGCTTTCCTAATCTACTAATCAGGCATCTGACAGGGCTTTATGCCCTGTCTTTAAAATTAGCTGTTTTCTAATATAGTTAAAATCCTAAAAAAATTATGATATGATTTTAAACGAAAAATTAGAAAAGGAGTAATAGTATTATTAGTAATGTCAGATATAAAGAAAAGTGAAAGGGCAGAGTCAAAACTAGAAGTTATACATGGTGCTTATGCAATTAGAATGGCTGTAACAAATTTAGCAGAAAATAGTTTTTATATAACACTTTCAAAAGTAGAAGATAAAATAAATAGCAGAATAAAAGGACTTGAAGAAAAAGAACAAAATAGAATAAGAGAAAGTATGTATAAGTTTTACCGCAGTCAAATAGATAGAGTATCAAATAATGTAATAGAACTAGCAACAGGAATAAGCAGGCATTTGAGAATTGCAAATACAATATTTCCAACATATATGTCTGAATTTGAAGAAAGAAGATTGGAAATGGATAGAGCAATGGCTTGTTGTAATGCCTTGCAAGATGAGTTACAATATGCAGGAGAATGCTTATATGCTGATTTGAATAAGTATATGAATCTAGTTTTACAAATTCAAAAAGAGTTTAATATGATTAAGTCTCTTCGACAAACTGACAATAGATTTTTAAAAAATATAAAAAATAGTGGGTAATCTTTGTATGTCGTTTCTTCTTCGAATTTTGCTAATGTCAACAACAATGGCAATGCTAACAATAACGGTGCAGCGAACTCTAACGGGGTTCGTCCTGATTTCACAACCCATGCAATTTTATATGGACTAGTTTCCATCGTATGGATATGGGAAAAGGAAAGGAAAGATTATCCCTTCAATTTGTGAAAATTGATAAATGCTAATCATTATGTATTTGTTTACGAACAGTAATACTATAAAAGTGATTTTTTATGAATATTTATTATGATGCTAATAAGATATATTTGGCAGGAACAAAAGCTATAAAAGGAGCACCTTTTAAGTATAAGGCACAATTATTTGAAATGAACCATCTATTAGAAACTGCACAACTTTTGCAAGAGCTGAAAAATGATGAGTACAAGCCAACAAAAGGAGCTAAATTTACATTAAATGAGAGAGGCAAAATTCGCCATATCACAACAAATAATATGATAGATAAAACAATAAATCATTTAATGTGTGATGAAGTTTTAAGTCCTGCAATTATTCCATACTTGATCTATGATAATGGAGCAAGTCAAAAAAATAAAGGTGTAGCATTTCATCGAAAAAGGTTTGAAGTACACCTACACCAATATTATAGAAAGCATAAAAGTAATGAGGGATATATATTGTTAATAGACTTTAGTGGATATTATGCAAGTATCCCTCATGATTTATGCTTAAAAAATTTACAATATTTTTTAAGAAAAACAAATAAAGATGAAGCACAAATTACTTTATGGATTTTGAAAAATCTATTTAATGTATTTAATATAGATAACAAAAATGGAAAAGGTGTAGACATTGGAAGTCAACCATCTCAAAATATTGGTATTTCATATCCTTCAAGAATTGATAATTATATAAAAATAGTTAGAGGATGTAAATTTTACGGTAGATATACTGACGATAGTTACATTATTCACGAAGATAAAGAATTTTTAAAAGATATATTAAAAAACATTAAGAAAATAGCTAATGAGCTAGGATTAGTGGTAAATGACAAGAAAACAAGAATTGTTAAATTATCACAACAATTTAAAGTATTACAAATTAACTATTCACTAACAGAAACAGGAAGAATTATAAAAAAGATAAATCCAAAATCAATAACAAGAGAAAGAAGAAAGCTAAAAGCTTATAAAAGATTACTAGACAACAATAGAATTACTTATATAGAAATAGAAAATATATTTAAAAGCTGGATGTCTAGCAACTATAAAATAATGTCAAAAATGCAAATAAGTAATATGTATCAATTATACTATGACTTATTTGGAAGGAGGGTAAAATGGAAAAATCATTCAAAATTACATTGGCTGATGGAACACAACTTAAAAACTTAAAATTAAGTGGAAATAATTACATTTCAAAAGTAAAAATAACTGAAGATGATTTCAAGGGAAAATTATCAAAAATTACAATTGAAAATGAGACCGATAAAACATCTGAAAAACTTGAACATGTAGAATTAGTGCAAATTGTTCATTATGAAGATGGCTATTATTTTGTATTAAGACAATTATCTGCAGATGAAATTGATAAAATAAAAACAAAAGCGGATATAGAATATCTAGCAATGATGACTGATGTTGATCTTGAGGAGGTGTAGTCAATGAACGAACATAGCAAAAATTTTGAAAAGGTAAAAAACTATTATGATAATGGAATTTGGAATGAAGCAAGAGTATATAATGCAGTTGGAAAATGGATTACAGCAGAGGAATACAAAGAAATAACTGATAAAGAATACGAAAAATAAAGAACGATATAGTAAGTCGTTCTATTTTTTTGCAAATTTCACAAGAGAGGAGAAGTAATGTATGGATGAAAAATACATTCAAATGATAATAGAAACTCAACAGAGTTCCAAATCCGCACATCATAGACTAGACAAATTGGAAGAAGATGTTGGGGAGATAAAAGAATTAACTATTGCTGTAAAGGAAATAGCAATGGAGACTAAAGCCAACAGAGAAGATTTAAACAAAATGAACGAAAGGCTAGAAAATATAGAAAAAAAGCCAGCCAATAACTGGGATAAAATTGTAACAACATCAATTGGAACTATTGTCGGAGCAATAGTAGGAGCAATTATAGGTTTAATATTAAAATAGGAGGTTTTGATATGAAAGAAAAAATTGCAAAATTAATAAATGTAAAAAGTTTAGTAACATTGATTTTAACATTAGTAGTTGCATATAAAGCTATAATGGGACAAATGGATATAGAGCAAATATATTTAATGATTATAGCATTTTATTTTGGAACTCAATTGAAAGAAAGTAAAACAGAATAATACCGTAAAAATTTTACGGTGTTTATAAAATACTGGAAGGAAATAAAAAAATCTTCCAGTATATTTTTTATCTTTTGTAAGGAGGTTTTAGTATGGAAGATGAAAATGTAGTGTTGTCAGAAGAAATGACAGAAGAATTATCAAATGGAAAGGAGGAAAATGAAAATGATTAAATCAGGATTAACAGATGTAGTAGTTGAAGCAAATTCAAATAATTACACAGAAGGAAGAAGAGGATATAAAGTTTGTAAAATAACTCCTCATCACATGGCAGGGGTTTTATCTGCTGAAGCTTGCGGTAGAATATTCCAAAATGCAAATAGACAAGCTAGTTCTAATTATGGAATAGGTAATGATGGAAAAATAGCTTGTTATGTTGGAGAAGAAAATAGAGCATGGACTTCTTCAAATAGAGCAAATGATTGTCAGGCAATTACAATAGAGGTTTCAAATAGTTCAGTAGGAGGAAAATATCCTATAAGTGAGGCTGCTTGGAAATCATTAGTTAGATTATGTGTAGATATATGTAAAAGATATAATTTCCGTTTAACTTATGATGGAACACCTAACGGATCATTAACAAGACATAATATGTTCGCAAATACTAATTGTCCTGGTGCATATTTACAAAGTAAATTCCCTGAACTTGTAAAAGAAGTAAATTCACAATTAGATGGTGGAGAAACATCAACACCAGTTCAAGAAACAAAGTCAATAGTAGATTTAGCAAATGAAGTTATAGCAGGAAAATATGGAAATGGAGAAGCAAGAAAACAAGCATTAGGTTCACTATATGATGAAGTCCAAGCAAAGGTAAATGAAATTTTAGGAGCAAAAAAGACAGAATCAAAGCAAACTTTAAAATCAATAGATGAAGTAGCAAGAGAAGTTATAAATGGTGCTTGGGGAAATGGACAAGATAGATTTAACAGATTAGCAGCAGCAGGTTATGATGGTAATGCAGTTCAAAATAGAGTAAACGAAATTTTAGGTGCAAAATCTACAACATCAAATAAAAAATCAAATGAAACAATTGCAAATGAGGTTATCCAAGGCAAATGGGGAAATGGTGCAGATAGAAAATCAAGACTTCAAGCTGCAGGATATGATTACAATGCAATACAAGCAATTGTTAATGCAAAATTAAAATAATAAGAGAGGAGAAAAAACTCCTCTTTATTGTATATTTTTTAATTTTTGTTGTATATTATATAAGATATCAAAAGCTTCTTTGCAAGTGGTATTATTTAGATCAATGCTTTGTATTCTTTGAATAATATCATTATATGAAGAAATTTGATATTCTGGTGCAGGATTAGATACTATTCTAAATGAAATGTTATGAGATTCTAATAAGTGTGTATATTTTTCTAATTTGGCGATTGGAAATCCACATTTTATTATCTCTGAACTTAAATTTGTTAATTTTAGTCCAATTTCTTTAGAAACTAATCTTGCATCATCATTTATAAAAATATAAAAAATTCCTACCTTAAACATATAAATAGTATTAGGATCTTTTTCTTTTAATTCATTATACTGCTTTAATAGTTTGCTCACTTTTTTTCACTCTCCTTTTTGTTTTTTTTCTTACAATAATGTCTCCTGGCTCACATTCAAGAATATCACATATTTTTTCCAAGGTATCAAAATGAATGGCTGTTGTTTCGTTGTCCATTAAGTGACTAAGTGATTGATAACCACCTTCCATTTTTTTAATAAACCAATATTTAGATTTCTTTTTTTCTTTTAGTATTTCAGTTACTCTTATATAAATCATTTTTCCACCTCACTTTCTGATAAATATTTTAGAACAAAGTTAAGTATATTTTAACTACACCAAGTTGCACTTAAACAAGCAATACCTAATTTACAAAGTAGGTATAAAGTGATATAATCAAAACCAAATGAGGTGTATAAAATGGTGGAAATATTAAAAAAAATAAAAGATATGATTAAAAATAATCAGAATGATAAAGCTATTAAATACATAGATGAAATTTTGTCGAAAAATAAAAGTGCGGAAGAATATATGAATGATTTAATTAACGAATTAAAATAAAAAGTCGAATTTTGTCGAATTATGTAAGCTAGGAGTATCAAGGGAAAATAGTTGCAATACCTATCAGCTAACATAGTTATTTTATGTTACATAATATGGTAAAATAGAATAAGAGATATCTCTAAAAAGGAGGGGTATTTATGAGAGGTAATTTGCAAAATTTAAATATAATTGATAAAATATTAAGTAAAATCTTTTATAGATATACGGAAAAAATTTATAGAATAGGTGTTATTGATGGCTTTAATTGGAGAGAAAAATGAAAACGATATTTTGATGCAATTGAAAAAATATGGAATACACAATAAAGAGGAGCTTGATGTTGCTATAAAAGAAATGAAATTATTAAATATAAGTGGTTTTATATGTAAAATACAAGAAAGTTGACAAAGTCAACGATTTGTCAACCATACATAAGATATGATAAAATATTTAAAAATAGATTAAGACATAAGAAAATAAACAATTTCCTTAAAGGTGTTGGTACTACTATAATATAAAGATATGATAAAATATAATAAAATAAATTAAAATAAATTAGTCTGATTTACAAGCCATATCGAAACTGTAACTGTTCTAACCTTGAAAAGTCAAGGGTTATAGCAATTTAAAATAGAAAAAAAGTTGTAAATGTCAACGATTTGTCAACCAAAGTTTTAAGTGGTTGACAAATAAAAAAATAAGAGCCTTAATGACTCTTATTTTGATTTACAGCATTTTCAAATATCTCTACTGAATTATTACTCATTTTTTCTGTATGATGAACATAAGTGTCGTATGTTGTTTCAATATGAGCATGACCTAACCTAACTTGAACATCTTTGATTTCTGCACCATTTTCAATTAATGTAGTTGCATGAGTATGTCTTAATGAATGATAATTAAAAGTTATTCCTAATCCATAATTTATTACTCTAGAAGCATATTTAAAAGTATTAGTAGTAACCATTTCACCATCTTCTTTAGTACATACCATCTCTACTCTTTTTAATACTCCTGCAGGTATATTTGCAGGTAAAGAATAAATAGGTCTATATTTTTTATTATCAATTATTTCTTCGCCTTCATAAATACTAGTATAGTGACAACCATACTTTAATTTGTTTTGTAATTGGTCTTTTTTATACTTTTTTAGAATATTTAATAAAGTGTTTCCTATTTCTATTGTTCTGGTACTTGTTAGTGTTTTAGGTGTCCCAAAATACCACAATTTAGTATCGTCATTATAATATATTATTTTATTTATTGATATTTTTTTATTTTCTAGATCAATATCATCCCATGTCAATCCTAAAGTTTCTCCAATCCTAAATCCAGTATAATAACCAATTATTATAGGTAAATAAAATGTTGAACCATAAGGAAAACGATTAATTATTTTTTCAAATTCATCAGGTTTAATATATTTATGATTAGCATCTGTTTTTGAATGTTCATATTTTGGAAAATTAACATAGAACATTGGACTACTTTTTATAAAGTTGCAAGGATGAACAGCATATTTAAGAGCACCTGACAATACTCCCATTAAATTTATTAGATGGTTTTTGCTAAACCCTGCAATGTATTTAGAATTAACAAATTCTTGTAAGATGGTTGGGGTAAGGGATTTTAATTTATAAATTCCTAAATTGGGTTTTATATGATTTTCAATATAATTTTTATATGATTTTTGAGTATTTATTTTTAATTCTAAAACTACATAATTTTTATACCAATAGTCGAAATAATCAGAAACTGATATTTCTGATGGTTCAAAGTGTAATCCTGAATTATTGTATTCTGCAAGAGCTTTTACACCTGCTTCTAAAGCTTCTTTTTTAGTATTGAATCCTGATTTTGTAATTTGTTTCCTTTTCCTTCGATTTTTGCAGCTTCAAATTGATACTGCCATTTTTGTCCTCTTTTTCTAACATTAATTTCAGACATAAAAATACCTCCATTTTTCTTTAATTTATTTTTATAAACACTTGAAAAATGAAAGCTTTTTGTATATAATACAAAAGTAATCACTTTTCGAAGTGGTTATATCCTCGGATAATGTGTGTCGTCTCGCAAATGAAACACATTGTCCGCTTTTTTATGTTTTTGATATTTTGCCACAATCTTGACAAACTATTACAGATTTTGTTTTGCTTCCTTTTTTAGTAAGAATTGGAATTAGTAAAGCAATTCCACAAGTACATACTGCTAATAATATCCAAAGTAATGACATTATAATTCCACGCTTTTTAATTTTCTCAACAGCCTGTACAGTTACATTATGGCTTCCACAATATTTACAGCTTAGCATAAAAATCTCCTTTCTTTATTTAAAAGCACTTTTATTTTCAACTTTTATTACTTTACCAATAACAATAAATTCTTTTTCTTTTAATTCTTTTATTGTATATTTTAACATAGGATAATAAGGATTCATTGCATGAAGTTCCACACCATCTTCATTATTTATAATTTTTCTAATCATTAACTTATTATTTAGTCGAAAATAAATAGTATCTCCTGATGTATATGTTTCTTGTGGATTAATATATGCGACATCGTCTATACCTAAAAGAGGTAACATAGAATCATCAGTTGAAGTGTATGTCATTATTTGAGACCTTTCATTATCAGGAATACGATCTATGTTTGTATCAAATCCCATTAACCAAGCTTCATTTATATTAAGAGCTTTTGCTAATAGATATATATTAGTTTGTTTGGCTTCATATTTACCTTTAAGATATTCACTGATGGTAGCTTTATTTATACCACTTTTTTTGGATAGATCAATTGGTTTCATATTTCTAATAAGTAAAGCTTTTGATAAACGATTTGCAAAAGATTCTTGTTCCATAAATACCTCCTTATTTTTTTATTTGAGCATATTATATTATAAAAATAGGGTTTTTGCAAGGTTTTTGAAAAAAAAGGTTAGGAAATAAAAACTTTTTTTCAAAAAACTGTTGACATTATTAAAAAGTTGTTATAAGATACTAACAAAGTTAGGAAAACATAACCGAAAGAAAGGAGATGAATATCATGGTAGAAGCTATTGTATATGATTATAGTAAACTGCTTGGTAGGATCAAAGAAAAATACGGAACAAGAGAAAATTTGGTGAAGGAAATAACAATATCGTCTACATCATTAAATTTAAGATTAAACAACAAATTAAAATTTGATCAGCAAGATATAAAAGAGCTTTGCATAGCTTTAGATATCAACGAAGAAGAAATACCTGATTATTTTTTTAAAGAAAAAGTTAGGAAATCATAACAAGGAGGCAAAGGAAAAATGAAAAGAAAAAAAATGCGAGACGACACACAAAATTTAAGGAGGATAGTATGGAAGATATTTTATATACTGTATCAGAAACAGCAAAACTATTAAAAACAAATCAAAACTATGTATATGAACTTATAAAACAAGGTTTTTTACCAGCATTAAAATTAGGTAGTTTTAAAATTAGAAAAACAACATTAAATAGTTTTTTAGAAAAATATGAAGGACAAGATCTAACGGATCTAAAAAATATAAAAGAATTGGAAGTGAATGCAAATGAAAATAGTTAATAAGAAAAAATTTATAATACGAATAATTGAATTATTAGTAATAATAGCAACAATTATATTGACAATAAAATCAATACAATATGCAACTATAATAAGAGGTTACAAAGGTTATGGTGGAGAATATTTAGTACCAATTTTAGGACTAATTATAGTATTAGTTTTAGAATCAATTTTAGAAGAAAGTGAGAATAAGAAACATGGGAAACATGGAAGAAGATAAATTACATGATTGTTATATATGGCACATTATTACTTTAGCAACTATGAAATATAAATTAAGACAATTGAAAGGAGGAAAATAATATGAATGGATATCAAGAAATTAAAGATCTTATTTCAGACATAGATGAATTTCATAATGAAGCTGAATTAAGAGAAATATTACAACAAATTTTATTTATCTGTGAAGATAAACTAAAAAATGAATCATCTACCGACAACCAAATCGAAAAATAGATGATTCACAAAAATATTTATATAAATACTTCTTATGTTATTTTAACATAAAAAGTTAGAAAGGACAATAAAAATGGAAAATTTTAAAATAGAAAAAGGAAAAACATATACATACGAGGAGATAAAAGAAATTTATAAAAAAGCAATGATGCAAACTATGGATAAACCAGCAGGCAATCATCATACAGATGACGCAAAATTTCAATTTTCAATGATGTTAAGTGGAATAGTCATTTTACATACAATGGAAGATAATATGTTTGAAAAGGAGGAAAATGAAGATGAGTAATTTATATCAATTAACAAACAATTATGAAACTGTATTAAATATGTTATATGACGAAGATGCCGATGAGCAAATGATACTAGATACTTTAGAGGCAATAGAAGGAGAAATCGAAGATAAAGCAGACAACTATGCAAAAATTATAAAAGAATTAGAGGTTAAACAAAATGCTAGAAAAGAAGAAGCAAAAAGATTAACTGAAAGTGCAAAAGTATTTGAGAATAGAGTAAAAGCTTTAAAAAGCAATTTATTTAATTCAATGAAGGCAACAGGAAAAACAAAATTTGCAACGGATTTATTCAGTTTTAATATAGCAAAAAATGGAGGAAAACAAACTTTAACAATAGATGGAGAAGTACCTGAAGAATATACCAAAGCTGTAATTGAAAATGATACAGATAAAATTAGACAAGCATTAGAAAATGGAGAAAAATTAACCTTTGCTCATTTAGAACCAAGAGGAGAAAGTTTGAGGATTAAATAATGGAAGGAACAATTATTTTAAAATACAGCAGTTGCTGTGAAGATTTAATAAATATATTACTACAAAATGGTTATAGTTTGTCAATGCAACTTATAGATAATAACCAAAATATAAAAATTTTATATTGCAAATAGGAGGCAAAAATGAAAAGGTTAACAGTTGGAGAATTAAAACAAGTTATAGAAAATGTACCTGACGATTTTTTAGTAACAATAGCCAGTGATACTGGTGTAGATCAATGTGATGATAATGATTTTGATCTTGTTGTTGAAGATGCTTATGAATCTAATAATGAATTAGTTATTTATTCAAATTTTAGAGATTTTGATGAAGATGAGGAGGATGAAGAATAATGGGAATACCAGTTTTAATTTTAGGAGAATCAGGTAGTGGGAAAAGTTGCAGTTTAAGAAATTTTGAAAAAGATGATGTTGCTATATATAACATAGCAGGAAAGCCACTTCCATTTAAAAAACACTTAAACAAAGCAGATAATGTTACATATTCACAAATAAAAAGCAATATGCAAAAAGGACTTTTTAAAACTTATGTAATAGATGACTCACAATATTTAATGGCTTTTGAAATGTTTGATAGAGCAAAAGAAGTAGGATACAACAAATTTACAGATGTAGCATTAAATTTTAGAAGTCTTGTAGATTTTGTAATAAAAGGAACACCTGCAGATACAATAGTGTATTTCTTACATCATACAGAAACAACAGACACAGGAAAAATAAAAGCGAAAACATCAGGAAAAATGCTAGATAATCAACTTACATTAGAAGGATTATTTTCAATAGTTTTACTTTGCAAAACTGATGGACAAGAACATTATTTTGAAACTCAAAGTGATGGATATAGTACCTGTAAAAGCCCTATGGGAATGTTTGAACTAAAAATAGATAATGACTTAAAAATGGTAGATACAACAATAAGAGAGTATTATGAACTTAATTCTAATTTAAAGGAAGGTGTAAAAGAAGATGCAAAAGCTTAATTTAGATAGTGAATTATTAAAACCTATGAGAGAACAACTAGAAATTATAATAAACAAATTAACAGGAATTGTTGCAACTCAAAATAAAGAGGCTGAAATAGTATTAAAAATAAACCTTGATAGTATTAAACAATTTGAAGAAGTTGATGATGAAAAAGTTAAGGAATGGGTAGAACCAAGAATTGAATATTCAATAAGCGAAAAGATCAAAGAAGTAAAAAATACTAATAAAGGAAATTTAGGATTTGATTATCAAGTAAAAGTGGATGAAGAAACAAACGAAACCTATGTTGAAAAAATAAATGAACAAACAAGTATGTTTTAAGGAGGAACAATAAAATGAGTTTTCAAAGAAAAGTTGAAAGAAACCAATTAAAGCAACAATGGAAAGAGCATAACCATGGAGTAGCAAAAAAATATAGACCAGAGTTCAAAGGATTTTGGGCATGGTTTCAAAAAAGAAAGAGAGGTGAAAAGTAATGAAATTTAGTACATTAGAAATTATAGGATTAGCTTTCTTATCAGGATTAAAAATATCAGAAATAGCAGAAGAACTAATTGAAGAAGAAAAAGAAGAAAAGGAAGAAAAAGAAGAAAAGGAAGAAAAAGAAGAAAAGGAAGAAACACAAGAGCAAGAAAAGAAAGAAAATATGAATATAACAGTAAAAAGTATATCACCTGAAGAAATGGGAGAAATATTTGATAAATTAAAAAATAAAGTTCTAGGAGGTAATGACTAATGGCAACAAGAAATACATTATTTCAAAAACCTACTGTAGAGATAGACCAAGATAGATATGAAGAATTAATTAGACATGAAATGCAATATGAACAATATAGACAACAGGCAGATGAGCCCATAAGAAGTATTATTGAAACAAATATTGATGTTAAATTAATAGATGAAAGTGAGGGAAAATAACATGGAAAACATGACTGATAATTTAAAACCACTTACTATACAAGGAATACTAACAGATAATAATGACTTAATTTATGAATGCTTAAATATAAGTGACTGTATATATAATGCAATAACAAAAGATTCTTGTTTAAAAGAACAAACAGGAAATACACCAGGATGCATGATGGAAGATTTAACAATGCAAAATAATAATCTAAAATTACTAAAAGAAATATTAAGACAAACAAGAGCAAATCTTTTAGAAGGAGGAAAATAAACATGGAAAAACCACAAGGATATGATGAAGCACAAAGCTTTGGAGAATTTGAAACATTACCTGCAGGAGGATATAAATGCTTAATAAAGAAAGTAGTTTGTGAAAAAACACAAGCAGGAAAACAATATTTAAAAATAGAGTTCGATATTGCTGAAGGAGAGTATAAAGATTTTTATCAAAAGAAATTTGCAAATGATGCAAGACCTGAACCTAAATGGAGTGGTATTTGGACTGTATTCACAGAAGGATATAATCCAGGAACTACTAATCCTAAATTTAAGGGATTAATAACTTCTGTAGAAGCTTCTAATACTGGCTTCAAATTCAATTTTAATGAGCAAGAATTAGTAAATAAAAAAGTAGGACTTGTATTTAGAGAAGAAGAATTTGAAGGTCAAGATGGACAAGTACATACAAGTGTAAAACCTTTCTTTGCAATATCATACGATAAAGCTGAAGATGCAAAAATTCCAGCTCCAAAAAAATTAGCAGAAAAAGGTGAAGCTTTTGATGATTTTACAACAGTTTCATCTGATGATGATTTACCATTCTAGGAGGTAAACATGAGCTTGATAAGAGAAGTTAAGGAAAGAGTAGACATAGTAAAAGTAGCAGAATATTATGGTTTGAAATTAAATAGGGCATATAAGTGTGTATGTCCCTTCCATAAAGAAAAAACAGCAAGCCTTTCAATATCTCCATCTAAACAAATATGGAAATGCTTTGGATGTGGAAAAGGTGGAGATGCAATTTCTCTTGTATCAGAATTATTAAATATAAATGCTTTAGAGGCAGCAAAAAGTATAAACAGAACTTTAGGTTTGGGACTTGATCCAAATCAAAAAAGTACACATTTAGAAATAAATAAGTATAAGGATAGAAGAAAAACCGAAGAAATGTTTAAACAATGGGAAAACAAAACATTTCAATTATTATGTGATTATCTTCATTTACTGCAGGATTGGAAAAGGTTACAAAATCCTGAAAACGATTTGTATGTAGAAGCTTGTCATCAATTAGACTATATAGAATATGTAATAGATGAAATTTTTATATATGGAAAAAATGAAGATAAAATATGGTTTTGGAAATACGAAAAAAAGGTGGTGAGAAAAATTGAATCAAGAGTTAGAACTTTCAGAACAACTAATAGATGAAGGATTTACACCTTTTGGAGAAATTGAGGAATTAACAAAAGAAACAATATTAGACAAAGAAATATTTGAACATATATTTTCAATAGATAACCAAATAGCAAGAACAACATTGATAGTTAAGTTACAAGAAAAAGCAAGAGAATTAGGAAATATACGAAGCTTTGATAAATTACTTAAAGCATATCAAACAGAGTTTGCTCAAAGATATAAACAACAGGGAAGTAATACTATTCAATTTACACAACCGCCAATAGAAAATTTAAAATGTGGAAAATGGGAGTGTCAAGATACAGGAGTAGTAAAAAATACATTAGGAGCAGGAATGATACCTCAAACAATAGTAGCTTGTACTCATCCAATATTACCAGTAGAAAGACTTATAAATGTTGATTCAGAGACAGAAAAAATAAAATTAGCTTTTTTCAAAGATAACAAATGGCAATACATAACAATAGAAAGAAGTATGGTAGCAAATAAATCAAATATCATCCAATTGTCTGATCGAGGAATAGAAGTAAATTCAGAGAATGCAAAAGACCTGGTGTCATATATAGCAGATGTAGTTTCTTTAAATGCAAAAGAAATTCCAGTTTGCAGAAGTACAGACAGGTTAGGTTGGATAAATGAAGAATTTGCACCTTATGTATCAGATTTAAAATATGATGGCGATGTAGCTTTCAAGGATGTATATGCAAGTTTTAAAGAAAATGGAGATTATGAAGAATGGAAAGAATTGTGTAGGAATGTAAGAAAAGAAAGCAAAATTGCACATTTACTAATAGCATCTTCATTTGCTAGCACACTCAATAGTATATTGGGAGTATTGCCTTTTGTTGTACATATATGGGGTGGAACTGGTGCAGGAAAAACAGTAGGCTTAATGCTTGCAATGTCTGTATGGGGAAATCCTGAAGTAGGAAAATTAGTAAGGACACTGAATGCAACACAAGTTGCTCTTGCAAGATATGCAGCATTTGTGCATGATATTCCTTTTGCAGGAGATGAGTTACAAACAATAAAGAGCAGATGGGACTCATTTGACAATCTAGTAATGTATTTAACTGAAGGTGTTGATAGAGGCAGAGGAAAAGCTTACGGTGGAATTGAAATACTGAAGGAATGGAACTGTTGCTTTCTATTTACAGGCGAAGAACCAATAACAAAAGCAACTTCAGGCGGAGGTGTTAAAAATAGAGTAATAGAAGTAGAAGCTACTGAAAAAGTTATTCAAGATGGTAATTATGTAAGTAATTTTGTAAGAAAAAATTATGGATATGCAGGAAAAGAATTTATAAGTAATATTCCTAAACAAGAAGAATTGCAACAACGATATAGAGATATTTTTAGAGAGATATTAGACAAAACAGATACTACTGATAAGCAAGCAATGGCAATGGCTACAATATTATTAGCAGATGAAATATCAACAGATTTAATATTTAAAGATGAAAAATTAACAATAGAAGATGTAAGTAATTGGCTTACAAGTGCAAAAGAGGTTGATGTAAGTGCAAGAGCTTATGAATGGACAATGAACTGGATTTCTCAAAATATAAATAGATTTAAGGAGAATGATAATGGAGAAATTTGGGGCAAATATATAGAAAATGAAGATATATGTTTAGTAAACAAAAGTGTTTATTCAGAGGCATTAAACAAAGCAGGATTTGACTATTCAGCAGTAATTAGAACTTTTGCAGATAGAAATCAAATAGAAAAAAATTCACAAGGAAGATTTACACATGCAACTAAAGCATTTGGAGTTAGGGCTAATTATATAAAATTTAGACTAGAGCCTGAAAAATCAGATATTGCTTATGAAGATAGTTATGAACAATCGGATCTTGAGGATTTACCATTTTAGGGTCTTACCTAATCTAAAAAGGTTAGACCAAGGTTAGACCCTATCAATACATAGAGCCAAGCGACTTTTATTAAATAAAAAACAAAAAGTCTAACATCTAACAAAATAATAATATTCGTATGGAAAATTTTAAAATAATTTTTAAAAATAAAACATTTATAAAAAATATAAATATATCCTCGGAAAAAGGTTAGACATGTTAGACCATTATATAAATAGCATATTTGAGGTATGCAAAAAAAGTAAGACGGAGGTTAGACCATGATTAAAAGTAATGAACAAATTATAAATGATTCTATAAAACTTGAAACGCCTCCTGCAGATTATAACTTATTAGAAATACATTGTTTTCTAGCATTAAAGCAGTTGCTGGTAATGTTTCATAATAAGCAGATAAGCACTGAAAATGCTACGAAAACAAAGCAGTTAATATTAGCAGAGTATGAGAAAAGATGTAAAGAATATGAATTTCAAACATCAATGTTTCAAGAACATATAGATCATATAAAAGAAACAGAAAATGCAAGAATTAAATTACACAAGATGTTAAATGGCAAAGATGAATATAACTCACCAATTACAGAAGAAAGATTGTGTGAAACTATAAATACTTGTATGGAAATTATAAGTAAAGTGTTTAAGGGGGAATTTGTATGATTATAGAAAGTCAAGATAAGATGGAAATATTTAATTTTGATGAAATATTTAGATTATATGTAGATAATTGGTCAAATGAAGAATTTGCAACAGAACCTAATTGTTTTTGCATCAAAGCAGAAAAATCTAGTGACAATATGATTTGTGCTTTTTTAGGAGAATACAAAACAGAAGAAAGAGCAAAAAAAGTGTTACAAGATATAATAGGATTTTATATCAGAACAGAAGAAAAAAATAAAGTTTATAGAATGCCAAAGGAGTGATAATAAATGGTTGAATTTTTAAGTGGGTTGCTAATTGGAACTTTTATAGGAATTACCTTAATGTGCATTTTACAAGTAGCAAAAGATGAGGAGGAAAAGTAAATATGGAAAAGCCAACAATATGTAGGTACTGTGGAAGTCCAGTTGTTTTTACTTCAAATGCTGAAATATATGGAAGAGAATATGGAGACGGAAAATGCTATTTGTGCAGAAATTGTAAAGCTTTTGTAGGGGTACATCCAGGAACAGATACACCACTTGGAACTTTAGCAAATGCAGAGTTAAGAGAATGGAGAAAACAAGCACATTACTGGTTTGATCAGATATGGAGAAAACCTTTAAGAATAACAACAAGGTATAAAGCTTATGGGTGGCTAGCTGAACAATTACATATTTCAAGAGAATATACACATATTGGTATGTTTGAAAAAGAAGAATGCGAAGAAACAATTAGACTTTCAAAAATTAGAATAGAAAAATATAAAAAACAAAGGAGTGAGATATTTGAATGGATTTAAAGTAGGAGAATTAGTGGTTTTTGTAGGGA